TATAAAACAGCACTATGAGAAAAATGAGAGTTTTGTCCAGCATCCGTGTCTTCATGTATAGGCACCTTAGATCCTGGCTCATGTTTTGATATCCAAAAACTAGAAATAACTAGGTCTTCATTATAAAATTCTTTTATTTTTTTTAACATATTGTTAAAAATTTTTGTCTCAAGAATATCTTTAATTTCAGAAAGAGGTGTTAGATCTTTTTTACAGTCTTCCCAAAAATTATCATGTCCAAATCTCCAAACATACCTTGTATTATTTTGATACACTAAAAACTTTTCTATGTTATTGTCCATAAAAGATATCAACTTATTAATATCTTCAGGCTCAAGAAAGTTCTTAACTACATTAATGTAACTCAACATACACCCCCTATATTAAAACTATTAACGTCTAGTTGCTGAGAATGGGAACCAAGGTGGTGGTGGTGGTGCAAATGAAGGTGGGAAGAATGGGAATGAAGGTGGGAAGAACGGGAAGAACGGGAAGAACGGTGGGAAGAATGGGAAGAACGGTGGGAAGAATGGGAAGAATGGAGGGAAGAATGGCGGGAAGAATGGACCGAATGCTGGGAAAAACGGTGGGAAGAATGGAGGAGCAACTGGAGTAACAGCATTAGATGCAGAAGATGCATCAGATGTAAGTGTTCCATTGCTTAATGTAACTGTAAAAGTATATGCGGTTCCATTGGCTAGGCCAGTAACTGTAACTGGTGAAGAAGATGCAGAACCTGTAATTCCACCTGGGTTAGAAGTAGCGGTATAAGTAACAGTCCCTGTTCCCTTACCTGTAAAAGATGGCGCAGTAAAGGTAACTGATGCTTGTGCATTTCCACCTGTTGCTGTACCGATAATTGGGGCGTCTGGCTTACGGCCATCCTGGGAGTCTGTTATACCGATATTTTGCATAGTTAGATTATATCACAGTTTATTTGATTAGTTTCTCGTTGCTTCATAAGGGAACCAAGGAGGAGGGAATGTAGGTGGGAAGAACGGGAAGAACGGTGGGAAGAATGGAGGGAAGAACGGGAAGAACGGGAAGAACGGAGGAAAAAATGGTGGGAAGAATGGAGGAAAGAATGGACCTGGAGCAGCAGGAATAATAGAATTACTACTAGCAGAATTATCAGAATCTAAAATTGTGTTATTTAATTTAACTACAAAAGTATAAGACGTACCATTAGTTAAACCAGTAACAGATATGGGAGATGTTGAACTAGTTGCAGTAATACTACCTGGAGAAGATGTTGCGGTAAAAGTTAAAGAAGAGTTTGGTTTTCCAGTATATGATGGAAATGTAAAATTTACAGTTGCCGAATTGTTTCCTGCTTCAGCAGCACCAATGATAGGTGTTCCTGGTTTACGACCACTCGAAGAAGATATTGGTCCTATTTTTGTCATTATGCAACTACGTCTCCAAGAACTACCCACTGCTCAGTATCACGCTTAAGAAGAACAGCAGAAGACCATTGAGTTCTTAACTTTAGTCCTGGAGTACCATTAACAGTAGTTGTTCCTGGAGTGGTTGCTGCAAAAGTAATTTGTCCAGTACCGCTTTGCAAAACTGTAATTTGTGCACCAATTGGAAATGCAGTGGTATTTGTTGGTATTGAAACAGTAATAGGAGAGGTGTTAGAAACCTCAACAACCTTACCGTTATCAGACAAAACAACTGTATATGATGTTCCTGACTGCTGATTAAATGCAGTGTTAATAACTGGAGCGGTTAATGTTTTATTAGTTAGGGTTGCTGTATTTGATAATGTAACTTCTGGGTTTGTCCACTGTAGTCCAGAAGTAGTAGCGGAATTAGCAGAAAGAACCTGTCCATTTGTTCCTACAGATAAAACTGAAAGAGTATTATCAGCGGAAGCAGAAAGAATATCTCCCTTAGCATTTAAGTCTGTTTTCTGTATTGCTGAAGATAGGTCAACGTTATCAATCTGCTCTTGAATACTGTTAATTGTATAAGCAATTGACGGATTAATAAGTTCTGCTGCATTATCTTCATTAATGTCAAAGTCATAAGACCCATAATGATACAGGCGGAGAGCAGCCTGAATATCTGCAGAGTCTGCATACCCTGGAATCTTTGTTGGTACTAGTTGTCCTATATTTTCTGCTGCCATATTTTCACCTCTTTAGATTATATCACAGTTAGTTAACTAAACGCTAAGCATTAACTACTGTTATAAAAATGTGTGTGGTAACCCCTTCGTCTAGATTTTGCCATGTTCCAGAAACTAGTTCTGATGCTAAAAAATTAATCACTAACTGAGTACCAGAACCAGAAATGGCTGGAACCTGCATAGAAGATGAAACTGGGTGAGTGTGTGCAATACTATATTGAATACTAAAATTGTCTGCTGTAAGGGGGGTTCCAGAAGAAGTAACAATGTTGGATATTGGTATTACGATTTGTGCAGCACCGTCATTGTATGTGGTTAAAAATCTTTTAGAATATATAGTTGGGTTAATTCTTAAAATCTCTACCCATAGATTTCCTCCAGGCTGAGATACGTACTGATACATGTACCCATAGTCTGCTCCTGGAGATGTATTTATATATAAATCATTTAAAAATACTTGTTTACCAAAAATGGTACTACCTGACATAAGTGTATTTGGATCTCCAGACCCAACATAGGTTTGGCTTCCTCTATCACCTTGTGGACCAACATCAACCAATAGTTCCACAACTTCTGGGGGACCAAATACAGTTATATCTTCGCTACTAAGAAGAACGTCTGTCATACAACTGCACCAGCAATATCGTCCGTAACAGTTATGGTTCCAGTAAGAAGAGTAAATATCTGAGAATCATTGTCTATCTGTATATCATAAACATAAGTTCCAGCGTCAAGTTCTCTACCAACTGATGGGGTAATAGTGCAAGTTACCACATCCGTTACACTGTCTACAACTGCATCTGCCTCAACCTGGGTTCCCGCAGAACCTCTTTGGTTTGCTATGGTAAAAAGACCGCTATATCCCGCTAGGTTAAAAGAGGAACTATCATTAGAGTTTTTTGGTCGAACAACAAACTGAGCGGTGTCACCACGGTAGTAATTAAAATTATAGGTGCTTGGAAAAGCCATAGAAATCCTCCTGCTTTATTATATCACGAAACAGATACGTAGATAGACTTAATGATTGCTTCGCAGGGGTTGTCTGTTCTTATCTGTGGGATCCCACCAAAATTTTGAGATTCTGAATCATTTACAAAAAGTTGCTGGTTTACAGAAAAATCATAGTCATACTGATATTTTAGATTTCCTACATATTGGGTTGGGCACTCAGCCTCATCTGACATTAATGTTCTCATCCAAACCTCGGTATTGTTGGTATATGTAGTCAAAGAAACATTATAACGAACCGTTACAATAGACCCTATCTCAAGGGTTTTAAAATTTAATCTTTTAGTATTGTCATTCCACAACGAAACATGGCCTCTAGGCAAAAATAGTTCATTAGTCTTTGGTCCAGAACCAGAGATTATTAAACTTACCCAACCATCTTCTCCTTGATCTACACCTGTTCTTTTTTGTTTTAAGACTTTGTTTTGATAATATGCCCAGCCTATTTGCTGTCCTGAAGGAGATAAGACACTTTTGCCATCTTTGCCGTCTTTACCATTTTTTCCATCTTTTCCTGGATCTCCCTGGTCTCCTTTTTCACCTTTTGGCCCTTGAGAACCTTGAGACCCTCTTTCTCCTTGTGGACCCTGCGGACCCTGTGGGCCAGGGACTGGAAGAAATGATAAAGTATTATCTTGAACTTGAGATTGAGCAACCTGCTCTGCATAATTAGATTTTCTAACTGGAGAGTCCATGCTTTTTGATATAGCCATAGACTTACTTCTTTACTTTAAAGATAGTCCCATTTATTTTTATAACTGGTGGGAGTTTAGTGTTTTTGTCATTAATTTTAATTATCACAAACTGCCTCCAGGAGTAACATCTCCAAGAACACATATAGTTCCTATGACTGGAGTCCAAGTAATTGTAGAAGATCCGTCTGGGACAATTGCTTGTAAATCAAATGATAATTCAGCAACTACAGACTTGTATTCGGCACCCCAGTTTGTTGTTGTTTCAGATGGAGCAGTAACTGTTATAACACTTCCATCAACTGTAACTGGCAGGTCATCTAAAAAGTTAAAGACTGGATCATATGCTGTTGCGGAGAACGTCCAGCCTTCGGTGTCAAACTCTGTAACTTCATCGTTCTCAAGAAGGGATACGGTAAATGAGGCAGAGTCTCCTCTAACCACCGTCCACTGTATATTTGCTGGAGTGGCTCCAAATTTTTCTATTGTAGGAGAGCACATATCATTGATTATACCATAATAAATAAGGTTAGCCCCTAGGAGCAGTGGGTGGGGTGGGGTAGCAAACCTAGGGACTAACTCTTAGATTATATCTTATTATTTGTATAGTTATTCATTTACGTATAAAACCAGGAGTTTATTAAATTGTTACCTAATTGTTACAATCCTAAATGTCCGTTTTGTAATGTTATGTACAATTAGCCAGAGTATTGAGTAGTGTATACTTAAAATATATAAAGAAAAGAATATACTGTAAAAGTTATATACTTATATATATTATATATAGAAAATTATTTGTTATGATCTTTAATATGTTCAATTA